CATTACATTACAAATAATAACAACAAACACAATGCAATTATTTAATTATACCATTTCATTTATTATAGTATCTACTATTATTTATTTGAGTCATTCCAACTCAACTTCTCAACAGAATGATAATACAAATTTGATTGGCCAAACACGAAAACTGGAATCAGCCGAGATATATCTATGCACCTGCAAAAGTGATATAAATATGATACTCGCAACTCCTCCTTCTAACCAAACTCCGAATAATACAGAATATTTTAATGTTACATTTCCAAATACAACCATTACAAAAACGACAATTCAGAATGCAACATTTCCAAATACAACAAAGCAGAATGAAACAAAGCAAAATATAACAATAGCTACAAATGCCCCGTCACATTTACGCGCACAAGTGTTTTCCCCTAGTAAAACACCTTCCCCATAATGAACTAATTATATAATATTATTGAAAAGATAATATTATTGAAAAGATAATATTATTTGTATATAATATATGTATCAAAAAGTAACAAAAAAAAATAAAACCATTAAAAAAATAAATAAGAAAAAAAAGGGGAAAATGCGTTCTATAAAACATAAAAATATATTAAGAAAAACGCGAAATACAAAACATAAACGACGAAGTACCAGACGGAATAAAATGAAAGGCGGGTATAATCAAGAAAAATTTGAAAAATTAATCAATGCAATTAAAGAAGAAAAAAATCATTTTTTTTTAGATGGTTATATTGAACAAGATATACCCTTTAGTTTTATGAGTTCATATGGAGAATACAAAATAAGTGATCCAGAATTAGAAAAATATGTAAGATATGTATTAAGATCTTTTTATGATGATACGGAATCAAATAAAACACTACAAAACCGTATTTTTGAAAAAATGAAGGAAATTATACGTGAAAATTATCCGGTATCTGAACAAACACAAATATTTGAAAAGATGGACAATATTATACGAAGGTTTGAAGATGATAAACAAGTACAAAAACAAAAAGAAATACAAAAACACTTGGAACAAAAACAGTTGTTAGAAGAAAGACGTCAAAATCAAGAGGAAATAGAACAAAAACGAATAGAAAAAATAGAACAAACTAGAATGGAAAAAATAGAACAAAAGCAAATAAAAGAAATGCAAATGCGTCAAAAAATGGAACAAGCCCAATTAGAAGAACAAAAAAGACAAGAAGAAAGAAAAATGCAGGAAGAATATCAAAGACAAGAAGATCAGCAAAGACAAGAACAACAAAAAAGACAAGAACAAGATAGACAGGAAGCAAAAAAGCAAAAACAAAGACAAATACAAGAACAACAAGAAAGCGAAAGACGACGAAAAGAAGAACAAGAAATAGAAAGACAGCGACAAGAACAACAAGAAATAGACAGACTGCGAAAAGAAGAACAGCAAAGACAATTAAAACAACAACTCATGAATTTTGAACAGCAACGACAAATAAAATTAGAACAAAAAGAATTAAGCGGTATGGTAACAGAAGATTTAACTGGCGCAGAATTAAGAAAAATAAAACAACAACAACAGCAAATAGAATCACGATACAAGGAAACAACAAAAGAAGAAAATGCCCAAAGATTACAAGAATTACAGCGCAATCATGTGTCATTTTGGATACCTTTTTTTCAAAATGAATTTTCACAAGGGAATGATGATTATGATGAATTATTTCGTTTCAAAGACAACATGTTATGGTTATTACATAATAATAAAATATGCTCTATTATAGAAGAAGAAATACCGACATATGCCACTATGCCTTCCAATATATATGAGGGTTATGCAATGACCTCCTATAATTTAGATTTGTGTCTTATTTTTATTATCATGGGAATATTATCAAAAAAAATAAAAGACGACGACACTCAAAAATATAATATAGTATTCAAAGGAGGAAAGGGTGTTCAATTAGCATCATCACTGATTCCAAATGCACAAAAATATCAGAGCGATGATGTAGATATCTTTTTTTTACCTAAAGACGGATTTAGTTATAACCGAGAACAACAAAAAGAATTGGCGAGTAATATTGGATATTTAATTCATTGGATTCTCCCCTCGTTATCTCTTCAAATATCACCAAGACATAATCCGGATATTGTTAAAATTAGTATGGAAAAGGAAGATTTAAATTACGGTGGTTTCAAAGCAGTATCTGATATGGATTTTAAAGAATTACCCGAATCAATTAAACCGTTTTTTAGTGATATATCTGAATTTCAAGTTACCGTACCTAAATATAATATGGAATTATTATTTGCATTTCCAACATTGCAAGCACTTTTGAATGAAAAAACATATTATTTAATTGATTATAGTACAAAATTGGATGATGCCGTTCAATCTCAAGATATCTTAAAAATTACTGATAGCAAATTTCATTTAGAAAAAATTTATCGCGCTTTGAAAGCTTTGTTGGCCGGATTAGTTTTACAAGAGTCCCCTGGTTTATCATTATCTGATAAAAACATGTTTTTACATTTACAACGAATGATTTTACATCGCAAAATCATCGAACTGATTCAACAAATGAATTTGAGTTATCCATCCGCAAAAATCCGTGGTATTATTCAACAAGTAATTCCTTCTTAAGTCTGTCAAAGTAATTATTTGTTATACAAAACATATATAAACCCTTTTACATATGTTTAATTAATATGAAATTAACTATTTCTGAAAAATCAAAAAAAGATGTATTTGTATCTATATTCCAACTGCTAAAATCATGCACTTCTGCCATTACCATTATATTTAAGGATACCGAATTTTATATTCAAGGTATGGACAAAGCACATGTGTGTCTTTTTGAAATAAAAATTGTCTCTAGTTGGTTTAAATATTATGAACCACCACAAAACACGGAACCAACTTCTATCTGTGTAGATTCCCAGGTATTTCATCACATTCTTTCTATAAATCAAGAGCAACATGCAATTTCTATATGGTATAACGGTGATGACGCAGGTGAAAAAATTCATATTGATTTAGAAGGTGATATAAATGGTTCCGGTAAAGGCGATTTTAACAAATTTTTTACGATTCCTTTAGCAGAATTAAATTCAGAGTTATTAGAAATACCAATCGTAGATTATGATGCCGAGTTTTCTATTCACTCCAAAAAAATGTGTGATATTTCTTCACAACTCCTCGTATTTGGAGATATAATGAATATTCAGTGTAGCGAAGAAAAAATTTCCATTTGCTCCAAGGGAATTTGTGGTGAGATGTTAGTCAATATACCGATTGATGACCTATCGGAATACTCCATTTCTGAGGGAGAAAATATAAACGTTTCCTATAGTTTAAACTATTTGGCAAAAATGTGCATGACAACAAAGCTATCATCGGAAATTGAATTTGGCGTAAGTGCTCAATTTCCCATGAGAATCAAATATGATTTAGGAGAAGGTAGCCAAGTCATGTTTTTTATTGCACCAAAAATTGAGGATGATGATTAAAAATGTATAAATTGTGAGGTGAGTATAAATAATAAAAAATTTCTGTCATTTTTTATTAGTTATCTAGAATGTGGAAATATATTATTGCATTCTGCCTATTTTGTTTAGTTCTATTTATTTATTTACATGTACAATTTCACTTAAAAACAAGCAATGATTTAGAAGTTTATGAGCTGGAGAATGGTTCCAAGGACAAATTAGAAGAAACCTGCGATTTACGGCAACCTTTAATTATGGATTTTTATAATGACCCTATTTTTAATGGATGTAAGAAACCAAGTATTCTAGGAAGTTATCATGCATTTGAATTAAATATAAGAAATACAAAAGACGAAGATTACACCTCTGAAATTTATATTCCGATGCAATCTCACTCAGCATTTAAGCTATTTGATGAAGATAAGACGGGCTCCTATATTACTGAAAAGAACCAGGAGTTTCTTCAAGAAACCGGAATGCTAAAATTATTCCAATCCAATGATGAATTTATACGACCCGGTTTAGTGAGCAATTGCATCTATGATATTCAATTTGGCTCAGAAAACGCGACCACACCATTCCGTTACGAAATAAATTACCGTAATTATTTTTTCGTAACAAACGGAACCATTGAAATTAAAATGGCACCGCCTAAATGTGCGAAATATTTACAGGCTATTGAAGATTATGATAATTTTGAATTTCGTTCTCCCGTTAATCCATGGGCTGTCCAGGAACAATACAAGTACGATTTTGATAAAATTAAATGTATGGATGTTTTATTGCCTGCTGGAAAAATGATACATATTCCGGCATATTGGTGGTATAGCATTCGTTATCATTCTGATGCAACAATAGCATCTTTTAAATACCGGACTTATATGAATAATGTGGCTGTTTTACCCCATATTGGGATGAATTTTTTACAAATGCAAAACGTGCAACATGAAGTAGTTAAAAAATACGAGGGTGTAAAAACTTATGAAAATATAAATGGGAATACAACGGCAGAACAAAATGTAGATGCGTCTGTAAAAACAGGAACAACAAATATCAATGATTTATCTTCCATACCAGTATTAAATGAACTTCCAAATGTAAATGCCGTAACAAATCCGGTAGAAGAAATAGAAATACCGACAACCACTTCTATTTCTGCGATAGAATCTACTTATGCATCTAATTCTAGCTCCCTTTCTGAATTAGTCTCACCAATAAGTACTGTTTAATATAACTTTTATTGTTATAAAGGTTATATTAAGGTTATATAAAGATTATATGGAATAATCTATAGTAAGCAAGAACAAAACAAAAATAAATTGGAATGCCGCAATACAAGATACATATTCATGACCGCAGTTATACAAATTGGACATATTATTTGGTAAATGACCTTAAAGAAGTGGAATTACCTGATATTCATCCAGCAACTTGTAAATTAATGACGAATGATATATTTATTGTGGAAAAAGGAAAGCCAGTTATTGTTCATTCTACGTTTCGCAATCAAATTCCAGCGGTTTTAATTCTGAAAGAACAAAAAACATATGGCCGCGCAAAAACGGCAAGTGGGAAGCCAGGAAAACTATTATATAAATGTATTCCGGATGATATGCGATTACCTACGTTTCTCGTTAGTTACGAAATGAAAAATATCGGATTCTCAAAAGTCTTTCAAAATCAATACGTAACCATCAATTTTGTAGAATGGACAGATAAGCGTCCGCAAGGTGTCATTTCTCAATTGATTGGACCCGTAGATACGTTGGATAATTTTTACGAATATCAGTTATATTGCAAGAGCCTAAACGCGTCTATACAAAAATTTAATAAGGACACCTCTAAGGCTCTTAATGCCCATCACGACTCATTTATTGAGAATACTTGCATAAAATATCCGGAAATTGAAGACCGGGTTGGGTGGCAAGTCATTACAATTGACCCACCCAATAGTCAAGATTTTGACGACGGATTTGGGATGCGCCAATTAGAAAACGG